ATTCTGCATCAACAACCTTGCTAAACCACCAGCCCTGCCTCTGGCTCCTTCAACCAAGGTCATTATTATCCTTTTAACATTATCTACCGCTTCAACCGTTTCCCCATAAGGAAATCCTTTAGCAGGATGTTCCACCCCAGCATAGAAAGTAAGCACTCCTCCTTCTAACGGAAAAATCACTTTTTCAATCTGGACGTTACTGGGCTCCACCGGTCCTTGATGAGATTGTATTATTCCTTGTTTATTTTTTCGTATCTTACTCAGGATGAAATTCAATCTTCCAAGAAAATCAAAAGCTTCTGTTTTATCTTCGTTTGTTGGTTCTGTCATTTTTCTATCTTACCGCTAGTAAGCAAGCTATTTTACTTACCAGCGGTAAATCTTTAAGCAATGCTAGATGCTAGATGGCTGATACCTTTCGTTGTAGAAAATACCAAGAACTCCGTAATCCACAGTGGCTCCCGTAGTAACGCCAACCGCTCTAACATATTGTTTCGTAGGTGTCAAATCAACAACAACCAAACCAGCAGCACTTGCAGCGTCTAATTCCTTAAGAGTGTCCCAAGTAGAATTATCAGCACTTTCCTGAATAGTAACGGTAAGCGAGCCACCAGCAGCAACATTTCCGATTGTTTGAAGCACTAAAAGTTTTCTTGCTTCACCTTTAAGGTCAATTGCCTCTCCTGTAGCCGTGTCAATTCCTCTCTGTTTGGCTGGAAGAAGTTCTTTTTGAACTGAATTATTTTTTAGGTCTCTCATTTTAAGGACTTAAGACAACAAAAGCTTTTGGAATTGCTGGTTGGCCATCGTGTCTTTTCACAAATCTGAAAGTCGTTTCATCATATCGGAATCTATCGTGAATACTGGAAGCAACCTGAATAACCCCTCGGTCGCCAATGAGATAGTGAGCAAAATTACCCAACAAAATATCTCCTTTTGAACCGAGAGCTGGAAGTTTATCAGTCAAAACAATAGGTTTTCCAAGCATAGTTGCTGGAATACCGGGCTGCAAACTCGGATACAAAAGCTGGATTTTATTAGTAGTGTTAGTGTTGCCAATAAACAATACCTGTTCTCTGGCCGCTTTAGTCATTAACCAAACAGCCCCTGCTTCTGCCCAAGCTGGCAATGCGGTATCCATTCCGAAAATATCTTCCAAAACAATCTTAGTGCTGGTGTTTCTGGAAACAACATTAATTCCTGTTGCATTGATAACACCAAGAGGTTGAGCCATACCAGTTCCAATTAAAAACATTTTATCTTCTTTGTATGCCAAGGCTTCACCGAATAAAGCAACTAAGAAATTCGCAATGTTGATGGCTGAATCTTCCAAAAGTTCATCAGTCACTGGACAAAGACCAATCAATTTTTTGGCACTAAGAACTATCTTGCCGAATTTCGGTTGCGATGCTGCCTTTAATTCGGATTCTTCAGCATAAAACAACTCCACTCCAGCAAATTGGTCGGAACTTTGGTCAAGTTTTGGATATCTCACAATATCCCTTCCCATAGGAATAACTCTTGCCCGTGGTCTGACTACTGCCTCTTCCGAAGAATATCTGATTACTTCGGCATTAAACTCCTCTGGAACCGTAAATCCTCCCGCTGTGTCATCACCTTCGCTCAAAGCCTTTTGAAGACTGGTAGGAACTCCGCCTCTGGCCAAAATAACCACATCTTTAACAAAGAACTCCATTTTCTTAGAAAGTTGAACGAATGGTCTGAATTTTCTGTAGTAAGGGTCGGTTTCCATTACCGACTTCTCAATATTAGCTTCAACCCCAATAACTTTTCTCTGAGGAGTATCTTTGATTGCCTGAACGATTTTATCTATCTTTTTGTCTAAAATTGCGTTAAGTTTTTTTTCTTCCCCTTCCCCGCCTTCACCTTCTTCAGTTACCTTTTCACCTTTCTGTAAAACGTAATCATCTGCCACTTCTACTTCTGTTCCGTCTGGTTTTATAATATTCATACTGTTGTCTAAATTATTTTTGTAATACTGCGAAAACTATATTTTAGCTTTCACCCGTCGCAAAAGTTCGCCAATCGCCTTATCGGCAATTCTTAAAAGGCGAACCTTGTCTTGGGTTATTTTGCTCTTTACTGGTTTCCCAGCCGTGCGACCTTTCTCCTGCGGAGATGAAGTAATAGTTTTAATGGGAATTGATTTAACCAATTCCTCTAAACTACTAATAGCTGCCTTCATCCCAGCTATGCAATTTTCAATTAAAATTTTATTCTCTTTCATCTGCTCTTCGCCTGAAGCTGCTTCAAAACTGCCGTCGTGGTCTTTGCAATGGCTTCTGGCGTCGCCTTCCGTCCAAACATCTTTGGGATAACGCATCGCCTGCAATTCAACGGTTTCGTCATCCGTTACGCCATAAATATAGTCAATACACTTTCCGTCGTGCTTTGCTTCGCATTTTTTCCTTCTAAATCTCTTATACTTACCTGGATCGTTCAACCGACAAGAATGTTCGTTTGGATAGGGTTTTATTTCCGTTATCTCTTCGGCATCCTTTATGTCTTCCAATGAAAACTTTTTATTTTTAATAATTTCACAAGCGGGACACTTGGATTTTTCAGCCAATTCTTCCAATGCTTTGGTCACCAACGCCAAATTCATTTTTCTTGCCGAAACCAAAGCGCCAGCCAAAGCAGGCACATTCACCCAAGAAACTTCCAATAATTCCTGTTTTGAAAATTTTTCTCCATCACCATAAATTCCTTTTTCAATCTCAGCGTCAAACGCCCTGCGATACATTTTAGTCTCAATTTCAATATTGCCTTTAGCGTCTTCTACTAATGGCAGAAATCCAACACTCATCGCTCTTAAAAACCCACCTTCCACTAATGTTCTTAACTCACGAGCAAATGGAGTATCCGCCCATACTCCCCTTATCATTAATTCTTTCTCGTCTTCAACCCAAACCTTGGTGGCTTGAGATACCGGAGGAATGGCTGGCATTCCAAATCCACCAGAAGAGTGAGACCAAAGAATTATAGGATTTTTTCTGTAATTTGTAAGATACCAGCCCTTCGGGTCTATAGTATCTCCTAATCTATCAACCTTCCCAGAAGAAGCAACAACTTCAAAGGTTCCTTCTTCTGCGTCTATAGATTTAACTTTAGCTTCTAAAAATTTTTTAATCATATTTTATGTTTCTATTACGGGTAAAATTGTGCACCGACAATTTATTATTTCTTCTGGATCTCCCATTGGGTCTCCTGGAAATAATAAACCATTACTAAATCTTTCGTCAAGTTCAACCACCTTACCATTCATTTCAGCGTGACTATCCCTCACTCTATCATCCATTGTAGCAAGCCATTCTTTTTTTTCAACAACATCAGACTGAACATAAGCTTCTATAGTCGCCTCATTACTCGTTGATAAAACTTCGGTTCGGGCAATTCGTTCGGTTTCCATTCCCTTTCTAATTTTGAAAACATCGGCTACTCTTTTACTTAATTCATCAATACCCTCTTCTTCGTCTACCCCTTCTGATAAAACGTCTTTCAATTTATCTTTTGTAGTTTCATTTATCTCATTAGCAAACTTAAAGGTTTTCTTGTCTATGAATTTTTTTACCCTGTTGGTCAAGGTAAAATCTTCGGTTCCGACCAGCTTAGCCGCTCTTTTACCCCGCCTCTCTGTTATGTTGGTGAAAATTGGAGTTGACACTTCAACAAAAATCCTGTCTTCTAAATCCCAATTTATAAGATCGTATTTTCCTTTTGTAAATGTCTTACCCGTAAACTGAGACTTCAATTCATCTTGTATTCTTTTTTCTTGGCTCTTTAAAAGCCTTCGGGTTAAAGCGGCAAATAGTTTTTCATCTCCGCTCAAAATCTTGTCGTGCTCTTCCCAATACTTTCGTTTCGCTTCCGGAGTAAATTCTTTTTTATGGCGAATGAAAAGACTCCTCAATTCTTCCTTTAACTGCATCTCCAATTTAAGTTTCCTCTTGCCAGCCAAAACTTTCTTTCTTAAAAATTCCTGCTCTTTTTCTTTTTTGTTTTTATAGTAATTTTTTGACTCTATCCCGCCAGTTTTAATCATTTTTTGTTCTGTTGCCCCGCCGGCTGGCGTTGAAGTAATAGGTAGATAGAAATCCCAACCTCCTTCTATTGGTGGTAACCCTTCCCTATCTCTAACTTCGTTTATCAAAAGCCAATTCATTCTCAATCCAATTTCGTATTCGTCCAGCAAAGATCTCCTGTCTTGTGGAGCCATTTTTTCAAAATCAAGGTAAAGATTGTCGCCATATTCAGGAACTAAAAATTCATTTAACCTCTCAATTATTCTTCTAACTTTTGGTTCAATAGTTTCTGAAAGAAAAGTGTAAATCTGGGCTTCGGCTTCGGCACGGTTCATTCCCTGCATTCCAATAATTGACTTCGGAACTCCGAACCCCGCCAAAATTTGCTGGGCGGAGTTTTCTTCTAACTGGGTGAATTGCATATCCTTCATACTGTCCGTGATTTTTTCTATTTTCACATCTTCGCCTTCCAGTATTCCAAAGGAGTGAGATTTTGAAATCCCACCATATTTCTTTTGCCAGTTCTTTCTAAATTCTTCCTTCTCCTCCGCACTCATTTTATTTTTGGTTAAAATAACAGTATCAGGAATGGCATTATTGTAAAAAAAATTCTTGTTCCATCTAATAGAGTAAACAAGGTTTTCCACTATTTCCATAATGGGAGCAACCGTCGGTAATCCATAAAAAGCACTCTTTGGATTCGGCTGTTTGAAATGAATAATATCCTCAGGAGCAAAATTTTGTTTTGTCCCATTTGGTAAAGTATATCTATATTCCTTTATTATCTTATCCGGATCTTCTATCACTTCTACCCGGTCTGGTCTCAACATCCAAAGTTCTAAAGGTTTTCTGCTATTTTTTCCTCTAGCTTTATACCAATAAGCATTTCCCAACAATTCAATATAAGTCTGCGTTATGTCCATCATTTCAAATTTGGTCGTGAAAGGATTCACCTGAGCCAATAAATCAAGTAAAGGGTGATTCTTCACTTCGTCAATCTTTTCTTTGCCGGGAGTTCCTAATATCTTGTAAAGTTTAAATTCGGCATTAGCCACTTTTTCAGCGATTTTTCTGATACAGGTAAAAACCAAAAAACACATCTCATAAGAGTCAAGATAATCCCTTTTTGTCGGTTGGTAAGCGGACTCCCCAAACCTCAAATTCCCTTGAAAAACCCAATAAGATTTTTTGACAAAGCTAGAAATTTTTTTGAAAAAATTATTCATTGAAAACAACTTTATTTACAAAAGAAATAATAAACTCCCTCACTTTTTCAACTGGAACCTCCGAGGAAAAACAAAAACTCATTTGTATTAGTTTAGATGATTTACCTGATTGAGGGTCTTTTATAAAAATCCACCTATTTAAATTAGGAGCTGGTAATAATTTTACTTCTGACATATTTTTATACATTAAAGCCAATCAAAAGCAACTTTCGTCTTGCCACTATCTTTTGGACAAAATGTCAACATCAAAGCATCAGCCACATCTGGTGAAACTAACCCTCTTTTCTTTATATCTTCTTTCGGCTCAATTTTCAACTGTCCTTTACCACCGGAGCCAAACTTGTATTTGATATTGGCCACCTCTAAAAAGTCATCATCTTTTGGCAAGGAAGCTGTTTTAATCCACTCTTTCAAAGACCAATAGGCTTCGGCTCGGATATTGAAAAACTGCTCCTCGTCAATTGCCCTTGCTCCAACGTTTACTCCATTAACATTCAACTCTTTTTCTTTCATTCTGTCAACCACGCCACCGCCAACCCCGATATCATCAATAAAAACATTTTCAGGCAAAATCGCTTCTTCGGTCATTATTCTCAAAACTCTGCCCACCGTTTGCATCGTGTCCTCTTTCACATATGATTCTTTCCTCAAAACCTTCTTACCCTGCCTGACAACAAAAGCTGTTCTGTCGTTTCCGAACCTTGCTACGTCAACCCCCAACGTTTTTTCGCCGGACAGCGAAACTTCTCTTGTAAAAGCTGCTTCCACTTCGGCGATTGAAATCAAAGTATCGACTTCCGACTTCGGGAATTGTCCTTTGACTTTTATCAGATAAAGATTGCTATCCTTCCCATATTTTTCTTCCATCTCTTTCGGATAGGTCAAAGACATCAAACCGGGTATCACTATTTCATTCTGCTTAATGTTCGGAATATCATTATCTTCAATATGGATTTTCTTTACGCCTTTTTCTTTA